GGCAAGAACGGGCCATGATCCGCTTGCCATTCAATGGCATCAAAGGTGAAGCAGATTCTAAACAGGTCTACGTCCAAGTGCCATGCATGGAGATGTGGCAAGAGACCTGTCCAGTGCTGACGGAAGTTCGCACCTGGTTCAAGGACAAGGCTTTAGAAGACATGGGTCGCAAGTATTGGAAAAAACGCAGTTATATATTCCAAGGTTTTGTGCGTGAGAATCCCTTGGCTGACGACAAGACTCCAGAGAATCCAATCCGTAGATTCATCATTGGTCCTCAGATCTTTACCATCATCAAAGGCGCATTGATGGATCCAGAACTGGAAGAATTGCCAACAGACTTGTTGCGTGGCCTGGACTTCCGTATTACCAAGACCAGCAAAGGTGGTTTTGCTGACTACAACAGTTCGAAGTGGGCACGCAAAGAATCAGCTCTGTTAGAAGCCGAGCAGGCCGCGATCGAAAAACACGGCCTGTTTGATTTGAGCACATTCTTGCCCAAGAAGCCAAGCGAAGCCGAAGTCAAAGTGATCAAGGAAATGTTTGAAGCTTCAGTAGATGGCCAGACCTATGATACCGAACGTTGGGGTCAGTATTTCCGCCCAGCTGGTGTAAATGCTCCGGCAGGCAGTTCTGTTGCCGCACATGCCGACGAGGATGCTCCAGCACCTGCGGCCCGACCAGCTCCTGCAGCGGCCAGCAGTTTTGATGACGAAGATGATGCTCCGACAACCGCACCAGTCACTGCTAAACCTTCGACTCAGAAGGCCGAAGACATCTTGGCCATGATTCGTAGTCGTCAAAAACAGCAGTAACTAAATATGACCACATGGGCAACCATGTGGTCACTCACGGATAAATCACACCATGTATTCAGTATATCAACACTGGGACCCTCTCCAAACCTGCATTGTGGGTCGCACCTATCCTCCAGAATTTTATAGTTGGATCAAAGATTCAGATACCAGATCTCGTTTTGAAAAATTAGCCGAGGAGACCGAGGAAGACTATCAAGGTCTTATTCGTTTACTCGCCAATAAGTTTGGTGTAAAAATACACCGCCCTGAATTCCCAGAAGATCTCACAGAGTTGTATATTGATGGCAAGTGGGTGCAACCACCAACCGCGCCTAGAGATTACTTTTTAATGATCCAAGATAAATTTTGGATTCCAAAAATACCCAATGCCAGTCACGCATGGTCAGTATTCTACAGACAAAACAAACAAGACTGGATGCCAGACTGTGTAAGACCCAGCGATTTTCAAACTCAATTGCCCAATTACTGGATCGACCTCAAAAACAAATTTGATAAATTCTGTGCCACTGATCAAGCACACCTTGACGGCAAATTAAGTTTTTATACACACATTTTTGATGATATACAAGCACAAGGTAATGAAATTGTTTATACTGATTTAGATTTTATCAATGGATGTTTTGTCAGTCGTATTGGCCAAGATTTATATTTTGCCACGCAGACATACCACGATGACAAACAAGCCATATTAGACCAAGTCAATCAATTATTTCCAAATACTCGCAACCATGTGGTCAATGCCGGGGGACACGGTGATGCTGTTTATTGTCCAGTAACCCCCGGATTGATCATCAGTTTAAATGATGTGCCTACCTACGCAGACACATTTCCAGACTGGGAAGTTGTGTATTTGCCGCCCAGTAATTATTCTCACATGAGAGAATTTGAACATTCTATGAAACGCAACAAAGGTCGTTGGTTCATGCCAGGGTTTGAACAAGACAACAATTTAGTTCAAATGGTAGATCACTACTTTGACGAATGGGTTGGGCAAGTCAGCGAAACTGTATTTGATGTTAACATTCTTATTGTTGATCCCAAAAATATTGTAGTGTCCACACACAACGATTTGGTAGAATCTGCCTGTGCCCGACACGGAATTGAAGTTCATGTAAGTCCATTCCGACACAAGTATTTTTGGGATTGTGGTATACACTGTGTGACCAACGACTTGTCGAGGCTAGGAACTCGGCAGAATTTTTTTAAATAATGTTCGTTTACCCTAATCAGCATCTCTTAATCAACTGCGATACAGTTGTTTTTCCCATTGAGATAGCTGATCATCTAGGCGGATTTGATTCAGAATTAAGAAACCCTGTATTAGAATCTTTGGATTCGGTGGCAAAAAAAAGAAACACTCAAGGTCAGGTGCATTTGCACATGCCACTTTTACCCGCAGTTAGAAAAAAATACAGAAATTTGGTGTTCACTAATTCTTCTCCAGACTACATATGGAACACGATAAACCAAGACGTTCATCAAGTCTCACACAATTTCAGTAATTTTTTGTGTAGTTTTAATGGTTCATCTCATGTGAGTCGCAAAATGCTCACAGCTATACTGCACAGATTTGGTTGGTTCAATGACACAACATGTAGTAAAAATTTTTCTTTCACAGTCGATGAATTAGACGGACATCTTCAAGATTATGTTGGAGAAAACACAAGATTTTATCGCAAATTTTTCTTCACAGACCAGGACTCAGAATTTTTCAGCAAGATCAATAGTTTTGGTTACCATATCGGACACACTAGAGCATTGCATCGAACAAATATAGCAACTCTTAAAAGTAGACTGTCCACTAGTTTTTTACACATAGTCAGCGAGACCATGGCCACAAGTTACCATCCATTTGTCACTGAAAAATTCCTTTATAGCGTTGCCACTCGAGGATTATTTTTGGCCTATGCTCAACCTGGGTGGCATGAGTATTTAGAAACGTGCTATGGCTTTAAAAAATACAACCAATTGTTTGATTATAAATTTGACTCGATACAAAATCCAGTGCATAGATTGGTTGAGCTGATGTCAATGATATCAAAATTTAGCATGCTCAGCACTGCTGATTGGCATGATTTATATCTCATCGAACGTGACACTATTGAACACAATTATCATCACTATGTTAGCAAAGAATATCTCAAGTGTGTCGAAAAAAATTTACTGACTCAACATGCATAATTTATTTCCTCTTTTTCCAGTCGGTCCTAATCTTTTTAGATTTCCGCTTAACCCTTTTGCTTTGCCGCCAGACCTAGCCACGAATGCTTTGAATTCTGTGCTTGATCAAACAACTAAAAATGATGTAATTGTGGTTCAACAAGTGCATGAAAACTATCCGCCAGAAAACTGGCTACCACCGTTGAAATCATTAATGGAGAATAGACGCTGTCACGTTATCCTGGATTCGGTTTATAGAAATCATGTTCCTGATATCAATGCAACATTTATAGATTATTTTCCACTGGCCACTGATTACCAAACTAAGCTCAAGCAGGTCACAACGAACACAAGCTGGAATCCTGATACCAATCGTTTTTTGTTTTTGACCGGGAAGCCACTGGGAAAAAATAGAGCACTATTGCTTAAAAAATTTATGGATCAAGGACTAGAAAAAAACTGTATTTGGTCTTTTTTTGTGAATAATGAAACTTATCAAAAAACACAACAAATACTCGAACTCAACGATGATCAATTTGCAGATTTTGTTAAAAAATACTCCAGATCGCCTGATGATGCTGTTGCTCCGTTGGCCTCACTGCCTTCATGCTATGAACCCATTCCGTATGGACATGCTATGCATGCTATGTATGAACAAACAAGTTTTCGTGTTATATCTGAAACACAGTTCAAAAATCAACGTTGTTTTATCACTGAAAAAACCTGGATAACTATCAACAATTACCATCCGTTTATCATGGCAGCAACTCCTGGGTTACTTGACAAACTACAGTCAATGGATTTTCAAACTTTTCAAAACTATCAAGAAATTCCAAATTACCATTGCATAGAAGATGACTCGGACAGACTTGATGCTATAGTACATAACACCAAAACATGGCTTGGAACCATTGGAAAACACAAAGATCCAATCAATCTTGATATTTTACATAACAAAAAAATTTATGACGATCTTGTTCAAAAAAATTATTTGATTTTTTCAGATTTCTGTAGCAGTATAAACACAGATGTTGCAACTATGGTTAGGTCTGGATTTTTCAGTCACACTGTTGACATGCAATGGCTTTTGTTTTATAATAAAATCAAAGACAGCAGTTGGCCGGATTGCTTGCAAGAGGAAGATTTTTATAAATTACCAGAACATATCAAACATGAAATTATTGAAGTGTTTGGTTTCTGTCCTAAAAATTACACAAAGGAAAATTAATTATGGGAAAACCATTTGACGTAAGCAAGTTCCGCAAGGAAATCACCAAAAGTATCGACGGGTTGTCGATCGGATTCAATGACCCCACAGACTGGATCAGTACAGGTAACTTTGCCTTGAACTATTTAATCAGCGGAGACTTTAACAAAGGTATCCCCTTGGGCAAGGTCACAGTGTTTGCCGGTGAATCGGGCGCAGGCAAGAGCTACATCTGCTCGGGCAATATTGCCAGGAACGCACAGGAACAAGGCATCTTTGTGGTGTTGATTGACAGCGAAAATGCTTTAGATGAGGACTGGCTCAAGGCACTAGGTGTGGATACCAGCGAAAGCAAGTTACTCAAACTCAGTATGGCCATGATCGATGACGTGGCCAAGACCATCAGCACATTTATGAGTGACTACAAAGCCTTGCCCGATGGCGAACGTCCAAAGGTCATGTTTATCATTGACAGCTTGGGCATGTTGCTGACACCCACTGATGTCAATCAGTTTGATGCAGGTGAAATGAAGGGCGACTTGGGTCGCAAGCCCAAAGCACTCACAGCACTTGTGCGTAACTGTGTCAACATGTTTGGTAGCTACAATGTGGGCTTGGTATGTACCAATCATACCTATGCGTCACAGGACATGTTTGATCCAGATGACAAGATCTCAGGTGGACAGGGTTTTATCTATGCTTCCAGTATTGTAGTAGCCATGAAGAAAATGAAGCTGAAAGAAGACGAGGATGGCAACAAGATCTCTGAAGTCATGGGTATCCGTGCTGGTTGTAAAGTGATGAAAACACGTTATGCCAAACCTTTTGAAGGTGTGCAGGTCAAGATTCCTTATGAAACAGGTATGAACCCCTACAGCGGACTAACAGACTTGGCCGAAAAGAAAGGCCTGCTCAAGAAGGACGGCAATCGCTTGATGTTTGTGACCAGCGATGGCGAAATTATCAAACAGTTCCGCAAAGCTTGGGAAAGCAACGAAGAAGGTTGCTTGGACAAGGTCATGGCTGACTTTGCAAATCAGCGAGAAACGGTAAGTACTGAAGAAACAGCCTCGGAGGAATAAAGCATGTCAGTAGAATTAGCAAAAGAAATCTGGACCGAATTACGTAGATATGTCAACACAGTGGATCGTGATGAAGCCGCCGAAACCTTGGTTTCAGTGTTGATTGATAATGATGCCGATGCAGACGACATCAAAAACGTATTCAAAAGTGACAGCGAAGTAAAAAGGGCCTTGGCTAGTTATCTCAAAGATCATTCCGATGAAGACGAAGACGAAGACGAATTTGAGGAAGATGGTGACGACGATTATTGACAAAACTGATAATTATTATTGCTCACAAAAATTTTGGTGGTTGTCTGTTTATCCTGAAAAAAAAATATTAAGCAGTTGTTGTTCGTCTGCTCCTGAATCTATAGATATAAAATGGTTGGAAAAAAACCCAGGTCAATTATTCAACACAGAAAATTTGCAACAAGAACGCAGGACAATGTTGGATGGTGGCCGAGTAAAATCCTGTGAGGACTCCTGTTGGAAAGCCGAAGACGCAGGTCTGGTCAGCCGAAGAACACAGTATGGATCCACGTTACAAACTCACAGTGATATAAATGCCTCTCCTGGTACTTTGAACATAGTTTTGGGTTCTGATTGCAACATGACCTGTGTGTATTGTTGTAAACAGTACAGTACAGCTTGGCTTAGAGATGTACAAACCCATGGGCCATATTTTGAACAGGATGAAAGATTTTCGATCAATGTTGTAGACATGGCTGTGGACTCATTGGGGCAAAACAAAATAAAAAATAGTAGAGTTTATCAAAAAATTCTTGAAGAGTGCAAAACGTTCAAAAATCTCGACAAGATTTTGATCAGTGGTGGAGAACCATTCCTCTACAACGGTCTACCTGATTTGGTAAATTCTCTGGACGGTGAGGTAAAGATACACACAGGATTAGGCGTAGATCCTAAACGGTTTGAAAATATTCTTGACCAATTCAGTCAAAGTGTCACATTAATAATCAGTGCAGAAACCACAGATGATTTTTATGAATTTGTGAGATTTGGAAATTCCTTTAAAAGATTCAACACCAATTTGTCTACTATCATGAAAAAAAATATCAGGCACAGTTTTTTATCAGTGATATCTAATCTTACTATTTTTGACTTTCAAAATTTCCAACGCCAATTTCAAGATCAAGACATCGGCATACAGTTTTGTACAGATCCAGATTATCTCGCGGTAAATGTGATCGATACTGCGAGCAAACAACAACTGCTGAACACAGATTTTGGCAATCATACCAAACAAATTCACGATTCTTTAAGTAATGAGTGTACCCTATTGCAACAACAAAACCTATCAAAATACATCAAAGAATTTTCAACTCGTAGAAATATTTCTCTTTCTACGTACCCTGAAAGTTTTAGATCTTGGACAAATCTCCAATGAGCCAAGAAAAAAAATATTTTCCTATTCGCACAGACACAGCATGCCAACTCAAATGGAGTTGGAGCACTGTGCAACTGAATCAAGGTCTTACTAGTTCATGTTATAGATCATCTATGAGCAAACTGGATCCAGACAACTTTATGGATTTTCATAATACCCCACTTAAACAACAACACAGAAAGATGATGTTGAATGGTGAATGGCCCGGACAAGAGGACAAATGGGGCTGTCATTACTGTAAAGAGATTGAGGCAACAGGCGGTGTTAGTGATCGCCTGTGGCATCTGACAATACCAGACATGTATCCGACCGAACTTGATCAAGATCCTACTGCGGTCACACTCAAACCAGTTGTGGTTGAATTGTTTTTAAATAACACTTGTCAATTGTCTTGTGTTTATTGCACACCAGCACTTAGCAGCAGTATTGATGCAGAAAATAAAAAATTTCAAAGACACACCATTGATGACATCAAATTTGAGAGATTGATGCCAACTCAAGACCATCACTATAAAAATTTATTGGCAGCATTTAGAACTTGGTTTGAAAAAGATTTCCATACTTTACGCAGATTAAACATACTGGGCGGAGAACCTTTTTTACAAAAAGAATTCGATGTTATATTAGATTACATAGATCAAAATCCCAATCCAAATTGCGAATTGAACATTGTTACTAATCTCATGATACCAAAAAAAATGCTTGAACAATATATTTTGCGTATAAAAGCACTATTGGCTGATAGAAAACTAAAAAATATACAGATTTTAGCCAGCATCGATGCCTGGGGCCCGCAAGAAGAATATGTTCGCTGGGGGCTTGATTTGATTCATTGGGAAGAAAATTTTAGATACTTGCTATCGCACCATTGGATAAAACTGGCCTTGAATCAAGTGTTTAGCCCATTGACCATTAAGACTGCTCCAGAACTCATGCACAAACTCAAAGAATTTAGACAGATACGACACGTAGACTTATACAGCGGAACTATCTCACCTGGTCCAAGTTATTTTTTCCCTAAAATTTTTGGTCCTGGAGTATTTGAACAAGACTTTGAACGAATACTCGAAGCCATGCCGATTGACAACGATGAGGATGTGACAATTAAAAATTACATAGAAGGTATAGGTAAGAGCATATCTCATAGCCAAAGAGATTTACAAGAAATCAAAAAAATGTTATTATTTCTAAATGAAAAAGATCGGCGCCGTGGAACTGATTGGAAAACTTTATTTCCGTGGTTGATCGAATTTGAAACCATGTGTGAATCAGTGAAAGTAGATCCCTGTGTGGTATAGTCGAATAACAACAGATCTTGGAACTATTCCAGATTTTATCTTGCACTACGAACGCGAATTGGAAGACGCCAAACGCGATGTGCGAGTAAGTGGGTTGATTGAAAAAAACATCAAAGAATTGCCTGGCATCACCGAACATAGATTCAATCAGCTACAAGAGATTGAAGCTGTGTTGAACTATCTCAATATACAACTACGGAAAATACGCCGTCGACATTTCCAAAAATATCTGGAAGGTTATCAGCGAGCCTTGACTTCAAGAGACGCAGAAAAGTACGTGGATGGCGAAGATGAAGTCATTGATTTTGAAACCATAATCAACGAAGTGGCTTTGCTACGCAACCGCTGGTTGGGCATTATGAAAGGCCTGGATTCAAAATCCTGGATGAGCGGACACATTGTGAGATTGCGCACAGCCGGAATGGAGGACATACAAGTATGAAATTTATTAAAACTACAGACAGCCACGCCCACAGTTTACAAACACTTAATCAACTGTATGAATATGATGATTTCATGTTCAGTATCAAAACCGTAGTAGATCTAGGGTGTGGGCCTGGAGATGATCTTGAATGGTGGGCCACCCGCACCACCAGAGACGAAAGTCAGATGCCGCTTGAAATACAGTGCACCGGTGTAGATCTGTTCGACCGATTGAATTTGTGTAAAAAATACACCAATGTGTCATATCAACAAACGGATTTTGAAAGCCAGATACAGAGTCCTGGGTTTGATATTTTATGGTGCCATGACAGTTTCCAGTATGCCGTAAATCCCCTGTCGACTTTGGCCAACTGGCACAGTATTGCCAGCCCCGGTGGCATGCTGGCTCTTTGTGTGCCGATCACGCAACGTATACATCAGCGCCAGTTGGACTATTTTTCACCGGCTGGACAATATTATCATTACAGCCTGGCCAATCTAATCTACATGCTGGCCACCACAGGATGGGACTGCCGCCATGGATTTTTCAAGTTAGACACGCAGAACGGTTGGTTGCATGCAGTCACATACAAAAGCCAACACCAGCCAAGAGATCCAAAAAACACCGATTGGTATACCCTCTCTGAGCTTGAACTGTTGCCTAGATCCACCGACGCTTCCATTCAAGCACACGGTTATTTGCGACAACAAGATCTAGTTGTAACTTGGTTGGATCAGAATATTACCAGCCTGGCCATAAGATAAGTTCTGGCCATAAACGGCATATAAATATCCACATGACAACTATAGTGGTAGTAAGCGGTGGATTTGACCCTGTACATTCTGGACATATCCGACTAATCAAAGCAGCCAGACTGTTGGGTGATCAGCTGATCGTGGGCATCAACAGTGACGAATGGTTGGCCCGCAAAAAAGGTCGAGCATTCATGCCCTGGACCGAACGCCTATCGGTACTCAACAACTTAAAACAGGTGGAGGAGGTCTACACCTTTGATGATGAAGATGGCACTGCTTGTCATCTGCTCGAACAAGTCCGCGCACATTACCCAGAAGCTCGTATCATATTTGCCAACGGTGGAGACAGAACACGGAACAATATTCCAGAAATGACTGTTGCCGGAGTAGAGTTTGTATTTGGAGTAGGTGGGGAAGACAAGGCCAATAGCAGTAGTTGGATACTGGAAGAATGGAAAGCTCCCAAGACCGAGCGGCCATGGGGATATTATCGTGTGCTACATGAAGTTGACGGTACCAAAGTCAAAGAACTTACTATCATGCCCGGTAAAAGTTTAAGTATGCAACGACATCAGTACCGTGCAGAACATTGGCATGTGTCAGAAGGCCAATGTGTGGTCAACTTTGGCGACGGAGAACAAACACGCACCCTGCACCAGTTTCAACACATCACAGTCGGCCAATGGCATCAACTGACCAATCCGTTTGATGTGCCGTGTAGAATTGTGGAAATACAATATGGTACTGCCTGCGACGAACAGGACATAGAGCGTCGATGACACCCATTCCAGTTTTTGTTGGCTATGACCCTAGAGAAGCCATAGCGTTCCATGTGTGTGTAAACAGCATCATCCGGCATGCCAGCCAGCCAGAGGCCATTGTGCCCGTGGCCCTGAACTTGTTCCAAGACTATGAAGAAACACACGGCGACAACAGCAATCATTTTGTGTACACCAGATTCTTGGTACCACATCTCATGGGTTACAAAGATTGGGCCATATTCATTGATGGCGACATGGTGTTGCGCGATGACATAGTTAAACTGTGGAATCTGCGTCTGGAAGAGCATTGTGATGTCATGGTAGTCAAGCATGACTACAAGACTCGTCGTGCAGAAAAATACATGGGCGCCAAGAACGAAGATTATCCTAGAAAAAACTGGTCAAGTGTGATATTATGGAATTGTTCAAGTTGGCCTAACAGAAAACTCACACCAGAATTTGTGCAGAGCCAGCCCGGCAACTATCTGCACAGATTCACCTGGCTGGATGATGATCGTATTGGAGAACTGCCCCCGGAATGGAACTGGTTGCCCGACGAATATGGAGCCAATCCTGAAGCCAAATTGTTGCACTATACCTTGGGTACTCCGTGTTTTCATGAGTTTGCCGACACCCCCCAGAGTGAAGAATGGCATAGAGAGCGCATTTTTACCGAACACTGTCAACAAAGGAAGTTGTAATGTTGAACGTGGCCGTGTACCATTCTAGTGTGCCAAAAAAGTACAACGCCGAAAAGACTCAGATGTTGCAGTTTTTTGCACAAGGTGTGCGGGTCTGCGGAGATCGTGCAATCGATGTGGTCAGCTATGAGCCTGTGATCAGTGATGTGGGTGTCATACAAGGATGGGTCACAGACAAAACTTCAAGTCCGCATCTAAATCTTAGAAACTCAGTCATACAACAACAATTGACACAGCAACGCTATGTGGCCACAGCTGACAGCAATTTGTTCTTGTATGCCAACACCGAAAATCCCTTGCACTATTTGAGATACAGTTTCAACGATGTGTTTCCTGGCACAGGAATCTACTGTGATTCGACCCTGGATCCAGACCGTTGGAACTCCATACGTCGAGATCTCGGTATTGAGTTGCGCGATTACCGAAACCATGGCACGCACCTACTGATATGTCTACAAAGAAATGGCGGTTGGAGTATGGGTTTGCATTCGGTGGTGACCTGGCTAACTCAAACTATTACCGCATTACGACAACATACCAACAGACCTATCGTGGTGCGAGCACATCCTGGAGATAAAAAATCTGCTGTGTATTTGAAACCGTTGTTGTCTCATCAATCTCGACTGAACTTTTCCTTGTCCACAGGCAACACACTGGCGCAGGATCTAAAAGATTGCTGGGCTGTGATCAATCACAATTCAAGTCCGGCAGTGGCTGCTGCCATCGAAGGCTATCCGGTGTTTGTGACAGATCACACTAGAAGTCAGTGTAGAGAAATAGCCAACACAGATTTGGCCATGATTGAACAGCCTAACTTGCCTGATAGAACTGCCTGGATACAGCGCCTGGCCATGAGTCATTGGAAATTTGATGAACTCAAATCGGGCCAGGCCTGGACTCACATGCGGCAATTTGTTCGCGATATTCGATAAGTCTTTTGGCCCAATTTGCCCGGACGGTTTGCATGCTTTCGTGATGATAAATCTTTTTGTCATACTTTCTTTTTTTGTAGGTATCATCCAAGTTGTTGCCGGTAACATCGTATCTGTCATGAAACACAGTGACTGGAATTAACTGTGTTGCATTGGCCTGTGTACAAATGTCCTGGATCCAACTATCATTGAGTTGGTGTTGACTGATTTCTCCGAATAGATCTAGCCAAATCCGTGGTATCAACGGAAACAGACAAAGTGCAGGTTTAAAATTTTCTGTGATCATGTGCAACATGCCTACAAAGTCTTGATATTGTTTTAGGTGGGCGTCCCAGCCTGGTGTGAGCATAACAGCGTCATCGTTCCAAATCATAAACCATGCGCCCCGAGACTGTTGGGACATGGCGGTATAATAACGGTTAAGCCCACTATATCCCCAGTTAGGACACAAACAAGTTTTGACGTTTGTGTGTTGGGTCAATGCTTGCCAGCCGGCACTAGACAAATAATCTTTGCTAACAACATCATCTTCGTCGTAGGCAACTACGATTTCTATTTGAGAAGCATCGGCACTGTGGTCGATCAGGCTTTGTACACTTCTAGTCAACAGACCTGTGCGATTTCGGGTTGGAATAAGAACACTAACAAGAAATTGAGACATAAAATATTTACCATTATCTACGCCTATAAATATTACCATGCGAGCATATGTGATCGGCCTTGGTCGGATTTCTGGTTCTTTTGAAAGTGCTGTACAAGTATACAATACTTTAAAATCCTATGGACTCGATGTGGCCTTTCATGAAGGAACCTACGGTGACGAAGTTGAAGAAATTTTTGCTCAAGAACAACGGATTCTACATCACACCAGCTTCAAAGGCAATCCTGTAGACGAGGAATATAGACAAAGCAGCATGCGTCTTGGAGTTATGGCCTGTTTCCACAGTCATTATCGACTATGGCAAAGATGTGTAGAGTTGGATGAACCAATCCTAATTTTTGAAGATGATGTAATTTTTGAACGAGAATGGACACCGGTAGAGTGGCAAGACGTGCTGTTGGTTGCCACCGGCAAAAGTGTTTATCGGGATGACTGGTATGCGGAAAAACTATATCATCCTCAAGGACCTGCTCAGGCAGTGCCATTAAATCGCAAGGTCATGCCCGGGGCAGTGGGTTATGGATTGACCCCACAAGGCGCTGGTAAACTGACTGAATTCTATAAAACATGTTTCTTGCCAGCTGACAATTCCATGAATGCCACGGTTGTGCAACTGGAATGTCACACCTATCTCATGGGGCGTGCAGCACTCGAAGGAGATGGTAAAAAAAGTCTTACCAAAACTCGTATGTGGAGCAAACTCAAAGCTGCCAATACGCCTCGGTCCGAGTAGTAACAAGATCGTTTGGACCACTGCGTCCTTGTTGTTTCCTGGAACCTTTTAAATGATCCATAAATCTACCAAGCTCTGAGTTTATAAAAGGATGACCTGCACGTCCGGGTTTTGGTATAGTCGAAGTTAAATTATAAAACTTATACTGGTCTTGATATCTACGTCTTACAACGTCCCACACATAACTGTCATGCCATTCTGGTAGTTCAAAAATACGATCTTGGTCATACATGGCCCGCAGATCCTGTATGAAATTCCTGGTAGCAGGATGATCAAGATTGTATGCCACCCAGCCACACTCGCTATGATATTTTTCTCCACGACCTAGATATCCAATCATCACATCTGGCAAGCACAACCGATCAAGATCTGTAACATGTATTGGACTGTGAGTCACTGTGTCTGCATCCAACCATATCAGCCACCCACCACTGGCATAATTGGCTACCAAACTTATAGCATAAATCTTGTAGGCAAATCGTACTGCGTTCCAGCGAAAATTTTTTTTAGGATCAAAAACTCCTGGAGGTCCCGACAGGCCATGGGCTAGAGGATTATTCTTGTGTCGTTCAACAAAAGCGTTCAAGGCAGAACTCAAGCTCAACAAATCATGCACTCGAACATTGGGTCTTGAAGTTTGCGGAGTGCAATTTTCTGCACACACAACCAAGTCAACTTCCGCTGGCCACAGTTGTTCAAATGCGTTGATCATGCGCTGGCCATATTGTTTGAGACCGTCGGCATTGAAAGTGGTAACTACAGTATATTTCACCTGGATATTTAGTGATCAAAACCGTTGCCTACTTTCCTTCTCAGTCGGCCCAAAACAGTGGCCCAGTTCTGGCAGCCATGTTGTCGGCTCTACGGCAACATGGCATACGTGTCTGTGAAAACAGCTATGATGCTGACGCGGCCATAATATGGAGTGTGTTATGGTCGGGCCGAATGGCTGCAAATCAAGCTGTGTGGAGCCACTATAGAAGTTTGGGTCGCCCAGTGGTTGTGATAGATGTGGGCGCCTTGTATCGTGGAGAAACTTGGAAGATAGCCCTAAACTCTATCACTGCCAATGGTTATTACGGGCACACAGAAAATTTAGATTGGGACCGTCCAAGACGCTTGGGCATCAGTTTGGCCATTAATCTAAGCCAGAATCCCAGGATCGTGATTGCCGCACAACATGCTCGCAGTCTACAGACAGTAGGACTAGTTAGCATGGAAGGATGGGTAGTTCAACAGGTAGAACAACTGCGCACAGTCACAGACCGTCCTATTGTGGTGCGCCCTCACCCACGTAGTCCTTTGAACCGGTCCGGACTTGTGCATTTGCCACCGGATGTGGTCATAGAACAAC